CTAAAGGGCTGCTCTAACAAAGCAGTCCTTTGCTTCGAGTAATTTCCTCATTCCCGCAGACTTTTCTGGCCCATCTGGAAGGGCTTTTTCCATTAGCTCTTGAAGCTCTACAATCGGTTTTACTACTTCCTGTAGATGAGAAGGGAGATGCGAGTACTCAAAGTAGCGATCAACGTTGGTAGGCATATCTTTGTCTTGTTAGGGTAATTGAGGCGGAATAGGATCAATCCCATATTTCCTGAAGTCTTCTGCTGTCTGAATTGCAGCTTCAATTGATTTGTCTTTCCACTCACTTGCAAGAGTAGCATATTCAGGAGGGACGAATCCTTCCAGTCGGTTGTAATAATCCTCAAGCCTGTCTGGGTATAAGTCCCGTCTACGCTGAGTAATCTGCTCTGTACTCCACCCATATCGATAAACATGAGAGATCTTCTTGTGGGTGGTGAAGCTATACCCAAGAGCAATTGCATCAAGAATCAAATTAACCTCTTGCAAGACTTCTCGATCTGGATTCCAAATCCATCCATATTCACTCAGCATGGAATCTAGGCATTTACGATCCCATAGAACGCCTCCAATCTGAACCACCCTATAAATCATGACTTCCCAGAAATCGAATGAATGTTCAGAAAAATCTGGAGGGACTTCGGTATAAACTTCACTTCCATAGAGCGGGTCTTTGAGCCAGGTCTTGAAGAAGGTGATAATCCCTCCCATTGCAATTAGAGTATCACTCCTACCTTCGGTGACTGGTGTTGGATCTGGATTTGAGATGGAAAAAAAAATGTTGATCAGATCTTGTAGACCTCCTTCCCGGAAGTCATCCCCATCCATCCAATTCACAATATCCCCGGAGCAATGTTCATAAAGCCGATTGCGGTTAATCTGCGGCCCACTATTTTCCCAGGAAAAGAGTTGATATTTAGCTTGAACGTTAGAGGGTTGATCGGCAAGCCAGGACTCAACTTCACTTCTTCCTCCATCTGTGCATCCGTCAAATCCAATTAGGATTTCATCAAATTCCCGACAGGAAGAGGCGCATTGAACAATGTGCTGTTTTAGGTTATAACAGGCAATCAAACAAGAAGTTTTCATGTTATGTCCTAACTAGTAGTCCAATAAGCGAACATCCAGGTCTTCAATTGAATAGAAGTCTGGATTGTCTGTCGGTTGGGTGTAAGGATCGCCTCGATACAGGATCACAGCCCAAATATGTTTGCAATAGCCATTTGTTTTTACCCCTGCCTTTGAATCCGTCCAATCGCGGTTATATTTTTGAATTCGGCTTGTTGGGAATCTATAGATCCATGTTGATGGAGCCTGAATCCCCACAAAAACAACTTGAGATAAGAGTTGAAACCCTTTTTGAAACCTGATCCAACTGCTTTGGTAGTGAGAGTATGAATCTAACTTATGCACACGCGGAGTAAACTGTTTTGGGCCTGCTATATAATCAGGCCCGTAGTACGAAGCGCTTTCTTGTTTTGCAAAGTCTGGACAGCTACAGGTATACGTCCGGGTTGTTGTAGTTCCTCCTCCGTAACCACCACCAGTCGTTATGATGGTTGCTCCGACATACCAGAACTGAGGGTCAACATCCTTGACCTTTCTTTTCTCAGGAAGCGCTCTATCATAAGAACTCCACCGTCTATTCCCTCTCCTATACCGTCCATTTACGGTGTCAGGAGAGTTGTATTTTGATCGGGGGTTAGCGTGCCCTCCTCCTGGTTTTACGGCCATAATTCAGTGGCTCCATAATTAAAGACTTTGGCCTACCATTCACCACCATAAAAATTAATTTGCCAGCCTGAGCCACCACTTCCCGCAGGATTATCCGATGAGCATCCAAAGTACCATCCTGGCTGGATATGTAGCATTCTTACTGGTGATGATGGGCCAACTTTTGTATCTGGCCTGGTTGTCACGGGAAGAATTGATGAACAGTCTATTACCCCTCCTGATGGATTGGTATATTGACTTCCTGCGGATGGAGCCGTAGAAGTTCCCAATGCTTTTGTTCCTACAAGCCGAAGTCCAAAGTTAATTGGATCAGCAATCCAAAAATGAGCTGTAATATTATTTGTATTTGTCCCCAATGGAAGTGCTTGAATACATGTAATAACACCTCCATTTGCTTTCAAGGGGTAGGTAATTAATGGCCTCCAGCTTCCTGCTTCTGTGCCAGCAATTGCTGGTAGTGTCCCTTGCCTGGTTGTGTAAGCCCAAGAATAGCCTATAACCACACTCCAGTACCCTCCCCCTGGAGTTTTTATGTACTGAGAGTGGTATCCCATCTTTTATATGTCCCCACCTAAGAAGTTCACAACCCATCCTGTAGCAACACTTGTATCTAGTGCTGCGTAGACCTGAATATTTGGCCCAAGCTCAAGAGCCTGATTAGGTGTAGTGGTATTTGAAGCTGGAAATAGAGTCACTGGCAGGATATTCGTACAACGAACCTGACCGTTTGTAGGGGTACTAAAATCTGACCCTGTAGCTGGAGCCGTAGAAGCCCCTAACGCTTGAGAACCGATAAAATTGTAAGCTGACTTGACCGGATCATAAGCCCATACGTTCAGAACTGCCGCTACATTTGTACCCAGGGGACGGGCAACAATATCCATAATTCGACATCCTCCACTTCCTGCTGTAAAAACCAGGCAGGAGGAGTTTGGCGTACTCCCTCTTGCAAATACCTGAGTAATTAGAGTGATTGACCACTGGCCTCCCCTTGGGGTTCCAATCCATGCTGGGTTTGCTGCCATTACTACTCCTTACACTGTTAATAAACTAAGCAAATGAAATTGCAAGAAAATAGTTATCCCCATTCATTCCATTTGTTCCAGGGATCGATCTAACATAATCTCCACCATGTCTTGCAAATCGATAGGCATCTGACATTGGAGTTGTGTAGTCGGGTACCCACAACGCCCTTGCCAGCATATTCACAAACTTGTAATAGGCTTCTTCGTATAAATCCATTACCTGCTTGGATCTTTGTGCCCGCAACACTGTCCGGTTGATGTCCCCTGAGTAGGTTTCCGCTGCAACCGTAATCGAGTTCTTGAAGTTGGAGAGGTCGTTCCACGCTTTATCGCAATTATCCACAATCGTCTTGATGTAGTTCACCGTTATATCGTCGGGAATGGTGGATAGACCCTCCTCAATTCTGGCCCGGTCGCCTGCCGGAACTCCTGCTCCCGTCCCAGTTAAATGGAAACGAATCCGTGAAGCATAAATGGGATCTGTGAGTCTTAGGTCAGGCATTATGAATACACTACTCATCTAGCTCTATTCTAGGCAAGAATGAAGATAGAAGCCGAAGGCTTTATTTAGGAAAACTAGTAAAAGCCAAGGTGGTGGACAATGCAGAGGGACAATTTACAGCAATGGATTAAGGATTTAGAGCAACAAGTACGCAACCTCGAAGAACGCATCGACGAAATTGAGTCTGTGACAATTCACGAGCAAAGAAAGATGATGAATATTCATGCAAGACAATTTCGTACTATTTTTTTTGGTTTTACCTGCGTTTTGTTTGTGTTTGCCGGAGTTTATGCCTCATCCGGCTCTCAGGATGAAAAGTATTTATACGCCCTTGGTTTTGCTTTTGGAAGTGCTGCAATTGCAAATACAACAGGAGCTTTGGACTCGGTTGCCGGAGATTTACTGAAAAGCCTGAAGAAGTAATAGAAGCGCTCATTACAAGAGCCTACTGCCCTTCTCCTAATAGTCTACGACTGAGCTTAATAAAGATTTTAGAAAGAGTGTTTCCTGGCTAGAGATAGTGGTAGGGTAAAGGAGTAGAGATGGAAAAGAAAAATGATAGCCAGCACTCAAAAGGCAGAGGTCGCAGGAAAAGAAATCCCTGGTATCAAGATCTCTTGTACGGCTCCTCACTATCTCTCAGTAGTCGGTCAATCTCTGCGTATCGTGGCGTATTGCCACAATTTGCGGGGGTCTTACTCACCCTCAGAGTCATCCACCTCTTTGACTTGCAGCAAACAGATGAACCTCAACCCTGGCGCTTCCCAGGACTAGATGATTCAACCCATCATCTTTTCCTGCATTCTCGAATAATGGCCCATCAGCCACAGGATTGGAAAGAACCCTCAATAGTTGACACCACCCTTTCTTTACAGTTCTGCGTGAAGGGGCATTTTGACTACCTTAAGATTGGGCCACTCCTACCTAATTACACTCCTCTTGACCAGTCTCACCTTCCTCTTTCGTCAGACCAGAAAGCCACTAATCTGATCGCATCGCAAATGGCTTTTTATTTGGTAAGCAAGTACATGCCAGGGATTCAAGAACAATGGTTAATCCAGCGATTTATTGATCCGGCTACCCGCAGAGATGGTTTACACCTTAGACTCCTTCCTGAAGAGAAGAAAGCAGAAAGGTATCGGATAGCAGAGTGGAGTGCAAGAATGGATTACGTCCACACTAAGCTGGTTGATCGATACGATAAACTCCTTCATCACGAGGCTTAGTCTTTCTCCTGCAAGCGTTGCACCTGGATTCCAGTCGATCTGTTGTCAGATGGGTAAAGTTGTCCAGGCTCATCACTTTTGCTTTCAAACATATTGTGCATTGCGAATACTTCCACCTGCGAAGACACTTTTGTTCGTGGTGGTTCACCCGTCTTTTGCCATCCACTTCTTCAATCAATTGCAAGATTTCACTGCTGTTCATATACTCATTAAGATGAGGTTTCTACTCAATTAAAAGAGTATACTATTGAAGAAGTAGATGGGAAAAGAAAGCCTGACATGAAGCTGCCCTGGATCAGAGTACTGGCATTCGCACTTCTTCTCCCAGCAGGGAATGGAGTAAGGAGTGCGGTGCCACAGGGAATACAGGCCACCCCACAAACTCTTTTTCCATCTACTCCCCAAAATGACCCCACCTGCTCTCACGTCAGGGATCAGTCAACGGTCACAGTCTATGCAGGCCCGGAGATTGGGTCTGGGAGTATTGTTCACGCCTCTGGTGTCGTACTGACAAATCATCATGTGATTGAGAAGGCAGGAGGTGAGCTTTCCGTTAAGTTCTTGGATGGAAGGCAGTATCAGGGAACAGTAATTGCTGACGACCAGCAGGCAGATCAAGCGTTAATCAAGCTGCAAGCAAACGAGCAATTTACTCCAGTCCAATTTCCTCCTTCTCCATCTACCCCTGAATCTGGAACTCCAGTTGTAGCGATTGGCTCGCCCTACGGAAAACCCGGAGTCACAACTGAGGGGAAGATTGGAAGACCTCAGAAGCCTGGAGATACAATGCACTCCGCGAGACTTGATCCTGGGAATTCTGGTGGGCCACTTCTCAAGAAAGGAAGTTGTGAATTCGTCGGTTTGAATAAAGGAATTATGAGTCAGTCCAATCCTCGCTATATTGCCACCTCAATCGAAAGAGTGTATCCCTTTATCCAGAAGTACCTGACGGGTGGTTAAAAAAAAGGAGCTAACCCTAGCTCCTTTGACTACTCTATTTTTGCTACAAACTCTATGGATTAGGGCGGAGTGGGTCAATTATTATCGTCACTCCAATATCTGCAAGAGAAGTTAAAGTTCCTCCTGTAAACAGCCCTATCCAATCTCCTGTGTTCAGGATTCCATTGTTTGGATCTACAACCCCTGAGACGTTAGTATTAGCCGTCCCAGCTAAGGAGATTGTAGAAGTCAAGATGGAGGTTCCTGACGAGGTTGCAGTTCCCGATGCTGCCTTTTTAATGTCCAGCGTCCCAGAGGAGGAAGCTGTCCCAAACCGGACTGAGACGAGAATAACCTGGCAAGGAAATGGCATTCCAATAAAGTTGGGAGGGTAGTTTGCAGCCGTAGCCGCAGCACTCCCAGTTAATTGAAAGTCGATAAGATTGACTTTGAGATTACTGAAATCTCGTTCTAAGCGAATAAGTCTAGACATGATTCATTCCTTTTGGAATTACTACTAGATCTGGAAGTTAAAAAATCACCACATAAGGGGTGTCTTGACGAACACTTGCCCAATCCACGCTAACGTCCTTGTTCCTATCCTCCAGGTCTTGCCAGTTACGGTAGAACCCTCCCTCATCCCTACGCTCAACAATTCGTCTTGCGTAGGTGTTTCCAATCCCAGCCAAAGCCCTGGAAACAGCCTTAGCGTCAGCAAGGTTGATATTGAGGTCAGGCATAATGACCTGTTGTGTCTCAACATCAACCGTTGCTGTCGCAGCACTATCAATTCCAGAGTCAGATGGAAGAAAAGGTTCGGATGAAGAAGGAGAAGAAGAAGGAGGCAACGAGAGGGAAGTAGTACTACTAGGGGTCAATCGGTTTAGGGGGGCCTGGAATACACGCTCCCCTTGCTTTACGATTGCAAACCCCGAATAGCGATCGCATACCTCTACCTCATAAGAAGCGTGGGTTAGGTCATCCTCAAACATTGCAAGTTCAGGCATAGATTAAATCCCCCTTATGCGCGACCAGGACGACCTGCGATTTGACCGATGGTAGGCACATCCTCAGACACCCAGAACCGGATTTCCACAACCAGTTGGGCCGTCCCAGACGCTACAGAAATCCCAGCACCAGTACCCGTGGTTCCGTTATCGTTGAATACCTGGAAAGTCGTCGCCCCAGACAATGCCGCAGATTGGTTTGCAACAGCAGAGGCATCAACCAATCCAATAGGTAATTCAAACTTCACAACCTGGGCTGCAAACGTAGTAGAAGCTGCAACCGCAGAAGCTACATATGCAGTTGAACCCGTAGCGTTGAAAGTCTGGGTGCCCGTAGCACCTACAGCAGTACCCAACTTCAGACGATCACCGTTAGTTGCAACTAAACCCGCAGGAACCGAAAGACCTAGACGGAAGATCCGGGCACCAGAAGGAATAATCCCACCCGTGGTGTCTGCTACGTCAGTCTGACCAGATCGGTATTTGATCGGAAAGACCGTTGCAGCCGTAGTCGTAATATCGCACACCCCATACAGGACACCGATTTTACCCAAGGCGGACTTTTGATATTGAATCCCGGTATCCGTGGTAATCATATTACCGGGAAAAATTAATTCAGCCATTATCTACTCCTCAAGAAAGGAAATGAAGAAAGAAGCCCTATGCCAACACAGGGCTATTAAGTTAGTTCTGGAATGCGAGTAGAGTACTCATTAGAAGTGGTAAAATAGTAGTACCCCGCACTGTTACAAGCAGCCGGGGAATGGTTAGCAGTCACTAAAGAAGGTGCCAACATGAATATTTTACCAGTCTCCCAGAAGACTCTTAATCGCTTTTGGGCTAAAGTCGAGATCCCAGAAGATAAAAATCTTTGCTGGAATTGGAAAGGGGCTATTACGTCAGGTTGCGGCTCATTCCGTTTGGACAATACCTCTACAATCAAAGTCCATCGCTTTGTATACCTCATCCACGTAGGCCAGATACCCGAAGATAAAAGGGTTCTACATAAATGCCATAATCCTTTGTGCTGCAACCCCTCACACTTAAAGTTAAGTGAAGAGACTGAGGAAAGGTTTTGGAGGCAGGTATCTGTTACCGGAGAAGACGATTGTTGGCACTGGAAGTCCCGTTGCGCTCCTAATGGGTATGGACAGTTTTCCATTGGCCGGAAAACTTTGGTAGCCAGTAGGGTTGCATACGAACTATCGTATGGGCCTATTCCTGAGTCGCACCACGTTTGCCATAAGTGCGACAACCGTCCTTGCTGCAACCCAAAACATCTCTTCCTGGGAACTGCTAAAGAAAACCAGGAAGATATGACCAACAAAGGTCGTGGTCGTTTTGGAGAAAGAGCAGGAAGGTCTGCGACTTTGACAGAAGGTGACATACCAGAAATTCGCAAGTTATTAGAATCCGGCAATTACTCTCAAGAACAGATAGGAAAAATGTTTGGTGTGAACCAAGCAACTATTAGCTGTGTCAAGAGAGGTGTTCGATGGAATCATGTAAATTAATCGTCACGATTGGAAGGTGCGCGAAACCGTTACGAAGGAGTTGTTTAAGAGAACGAAACCCGCGTGGAGTTTCCAGATAGCGATGAGAAATCTCTTGTAGTCGCTATTTTCGTTCAGAGCTACCTCTGGCCCCATACCCCAAACACCTTCACCGACTGCTTGTTGACCGAACATGACACCAAGGTATCCAGTCCGGGCAGCAGAGCCAGTTGTGATACCAGCAGCAGCAGCCGTATAGGTTAGAGTGACAGACGCAGTGGGAAGGTTTGTAGATTCAAAGAAGCGGACTCCTTCAAAGCAAAATCCGGTCGGCATCACGTCACCGGACATGAATCCAACTTGCCCATAAGCCTGACCCATGAAGAGCATGGCGTTAGGGTTGTTCATCGGGGCAGGCATTGTAGGAGCACTCATTGGCATTGCGCCAGGTTGGAGTGCTGAGATAGGAACCGCACCAGGATACTTGGCAACTTCACGGAAATCTGAGTTTGCGCGTAGATGCTTTAAGAAGATAGGATCTGCGAGGCAATGAACCATAGGCCCATAGGGAGATGGATATAGGGGAACGTTCCGTTTCCGCATATCCGCCACCACGTTCAAGAGGTCGTTGGTGACATCGAACTTGGCTGGGCCATTGGCGTAGGTACCACTGTTGGCAATGTTACCAGGGTTGTAGTAACCACCTTGAGTTGAAGATGCTTGACCCTGTGCAGTCGCATTCAAGAGTTGGTTAATGTAAACCCG